TTTTTGGGCGGTCGGATGCGCGCCTGCCGCCCGATTTGATCTTGGGCAATCATGTCGTAGTTTTGTAACATACGGAACGCTACGGAATGCTACTGCTTGACAGGCTACCTGCGATGGAGTTACCATTCTGGTCATCTCTTTCTATAGGAACATGCTCGTATGTCGTCCCAGACCGTCGCAAGTGTCACTTTCCCCGCTGATGATCCCGGGTCGTATGCGGGCTTTCTCGCCGCCTTCGATAGACTGAAAAATCAGTCCGACAGGGTGACGGTTGAGAAGATGACGGACCCAAAAAATGGGCTCACTGCCTATTTTGTGGAATCCCCGGACGGGCGCGGAATGGCCGTCGTTTACAACATCCGACAGAAAGAGATAACGTTCAAAATCGGTCCGGCGTCCCTGATCCGTCGGAATCTCACCCAAACCCCAAACCGTCGAGGCAGACCTAGAAAAATGGAAACCACCACCGAAACCACCACCGCTACCGAAGTCCAAGAGTACAAAGCTCCCCGTAAGAAACATGACCCGGAGTTGGGCGGTTTCCGCGTCGTGAACAAGATGGGAACGGACGAACTGATCCGGCTTGTCTACTGGCTGCGAGACAACGCTATCGCCAAACTTGTCGATACAAAGAACGTCATCCGGGTTCACGTTGACCTTAAAGACAACCCGTTCGGACTGCCAAGGCATGTTTCGGGCATCATGACGCTTTACTACTCGCGCCGCGGATGGTCGCTTGCGCGCCCCGGCACAGCACCTAACCGCCAGCCGGTCGAAGAGTTGCAGATGGCGGATATGCCGCCTCACTGGCAGGAAGAAGGCGAGGAAATGAAAGAAGAATTCAAGCGCAAGCGCGGCCGCCCGGCGAAGATGAAGCTCTCGGAAAAAGACCCTCACCTTGTCTTGTTCTATAAAGACTTCCCCGAGTTTTATCAGCCAGACGCGCACGACGAAACGGCAAAAGTTGAATGGGAAAAAACGTGTGAAATGATGAAATTTGACCCGTCTACGTGGATTCCGCCGTCGGTTGTGTACCGCTACTACAGGCTTGATTGACGTATGGACAAGGCGCAATACCTGCTTTGCAAGGGGCATCGTGCCGACATTGAAGAAGCGCCAGATGGTTCCTTCCGGTACCGCTGGTGCCTCGATGACGGGCGAGAATTCATGGATGAATTCCGGGTCAATGGGTCCGAAAAGTCTGCCAAGATGGCCGAGTTCCTGATGCGCGAGTACCCGATACGTGCGCACGATCTCGCCCCGATCTACATGCTTGTCTACGCGGCCAATAAGGAAGTGTGGCACGGCATGGACGCGGCGATCTTGGCTGACAAGGCCATCCCCGCTGCAATCCACGATATCGAATTTGTAGTAAAACCCGATTGAATTCAATAACTTACGCTATGTATTCATGGCGTGAATATACGGAGAAATGACAATGACCGACGTTTCAAACACTCTGAATGCGCGCGGCGCACGCTACGGCACGTTCTCTGTGCAGGCCGCCATCTCCCAAACCATGAAAAACTTCATGCGGCAATCGCCTAATTGGGACAGCCTTGACCCGGATATGGCCGAGGCGCTGGACATGATCCAGCACAAGATTGCCCGCATCCTCAACGGAGACCCGCGCTACGCCGATAGCTGGCACGACATCGCCGGCTACGCCGCTCTGGTAGATCAGCGACTTAACGGAGAGAGTGTGTAGCAATACAACAACCGTCTGTCGGTGGGGGTTGCATTCCAAAACTAGGTGTGGTGTAATCATCTCCATCGACAGACAGCGCAACGCGCTACCACACTTCCCACGGAGTAGAACCATGAACAAGTCCATCCCCCAGCAGCGTACCGTCCGTATTACCGTGAAGACCATGAAAGGTCCGCATACACTCAAAGGGGCTGAAGTCTTTAAAGAAGAAATCAAAACCATCGATTACAAGGGTTGCTCTGACGATGAATTCATGAGGACGGCGATTACCTTGTATAGCGTCTTTGATTCCTTCGATTTCAAAAATCCAATGGAAAAATGGTCCTCTGAATCTGAATCAGGCATCATTGAAGAAGATGGGGTCTGGTATCACATCAGCGTCAAAGACTGCAAATAATCCGATCATCGCCCGTCGCAAGACGGGCAACATCCCACGAGAAACGATCATGAACAAACAACAACGCAAAGTCCGCCTGACCATGATGCTAATGCAGAACAATTACAGCATCAAAGACGCCCAAATCATCAAGGAAGACATCCGCACCATTGACTACGGCTTTGCCATCGGTGTCGGCCGCGTGACGATTGACCGCGAGATCATGGACAGCTTCGCTGGAGATCTCGAATGCGTGGATGGCGCGCACAATTGCGGCTTCTATGAGGACAAGGGCAATACGTACTTTGTCGTCATGAAAGACGCCAAGTAATCATCACCGGCCCGTCGGAAGGCGGGCCAACATCCTACAGAAATATGAACATCCAACGACATCATTCAATCGTCCGAATCTTCGATGGCAAAAACGTTCAGGAAGAGCGCAAGTTTCTGAACGAACGCAAAGCATCGCAAGCCTTCGGCCGGCTCATGGCTGAAGTCTTCACGGAGAATCCGGTCATCGTGGCATCCAGTAAGCCCGGTGCAAAGATCATCAATCATGGTTCACTCTGGGGGGTGCTCGTCAATTCTCCCATTCATCAATCCCTGCATATCGACAACAAATCCCTCGTCTTTGCCGGGTTTCTTCAGTACATCATGGACAACCACCAATGACATACCAAATTGATCCCACTGTCCGTTCAAACAATGTTTGCGAGAAAGTGACGGGCGCACGCTCGGCGTTCGTTCGGCAGGTTCTCAAGCGCCACTACGACGGCCTGTCCATCAAGCAATTGGCCGAGGAATTCGGGGTGAGTGAGTCCACTGTTTACACGTCTCTTAATCGTGCTGAAACAACGTTCGGCATCCAGCGACAAGAGCGCCCGTCCAGTAAGCGGATGACACAAGATCAGGTTGATATGGCGGCATCATTGCTGAATCAAGGATGGTCCGTTAAGCGAACGGCACAGAAAGTTGGCGTCTATGACAATGCGATCATTGGGCGCATCAAAAACGGAACGCTGCCGCCGTCGAAACATGCAAGCCCGGTTTTTCAGCACAAAGAAACTGTAATCCGTGAATTGGAAGAGCGCATCACCCGCATGGAAAGGATGGCAACGTATGGAATCTACTGATTTTGCACAAGAAATCATCGACACCATTAACAAGCGCCGCGATGCTGGAATGTCTCTGAATGAGGCGCTCGAAGGTACCGGGGACAACCGTGATACGTATTACAAGGCGATGCGCAACCTTAACGGCGCAAAGCGCAAGCTGGATAGCATCCAAAAGATGAAATACGTTGACCGCTGCTACACCCAGCAGGGGATGAGTACGGATGAAATCGCCACCTTCCTTGGCGTCACCCGGGGGCAAGTCAACAAATACCTGCGTAAACTCGGGATCGAACAGAAACCGCGAGAGCGTAAGCGCAATATCTCCCCGGAACGCGCTGCCGCCGAGGCCAAAGAGCGGAACCTGCTGGAACGTTTGATCAACGAAGAAGGGCGCACGCTTGTCGAGATTTCAGAGGAAGCCGGGCTTTCTACCAGCGTGATCAAGACGCGAATCAAACGGTACGGCATTGTTCGCGGCGAGAACGCTTCCAAGCGCAAGCAAGCCGGCGATGAGATCGACAATCACCCCATTCGGCAAATCATCGTCAAGGAATGGAAACCAATCAAAATGAAACAGCGGCAATGGTTCACACTGTAAACATCGTTCCGGCATCCCTTGTCGCGGAAATGCTCGGCTGCACACGCGGGAATCTCTCGAAGCTTGTTAAACAAGGCGTGCTGAAAACGCCGATACTAAAGAACGGCGTCCAGTATTGGCCGAGGGATGAAGTGATGGCCGCCAAGGAAACCTATCGGAATCGCAAGAGCGACCGAAGCCCGAGAAAGGCCGCCACACTGACGGCCAGTTTCGAGAACTACGCGGCGTCCCTTTAAGGCGAGTTCTCGCGGATGGAACCGGACGCCTTGATCGTCCCTTGCACGGCAATAGCCCCAACAACGTTCATCGTGCCAGAGACAACCGCGCCACTTCCGCCAGAAATCGCCGCGCCACCATTAACCGTTAACGCCCCGGAGACCGACAACGCACCATTGCATGTCGTCGCCGGGGCATCGATCATCACACTCTGGCTTTTGATCGTTGCGCTCTCGCTGGCCGTGACGTGCGCAACCTTAGTAATGACCCTAACGGCTTCGCTGCCCGTAATCCTCACCGTACCCGGCGTGTCGATGACGATCTCTTCATCGGCCTTGAGCATGATGTTTTTGTGGTGCCAAGCCCGCCAATCGACACGGTTCCCCACTTGCGGATTCCGGAACCCCACCACAAGCGGATAGCGGGAATCCCCGCCGATGAATTGCAGCCAAACATGATCCCCGGGGACGATCTCTATCTCGGTGGCCAGACCCGAGGCAATCGGGGTGGCTCTGTCGCCAAGCGAGTACATCAGCTCTGCCGGCACTGGTGTGTCAGCAAGCCCCGGAATCGTTACGGTAACTAACCGCTTGCCTTTGTCATAGCTCGCCACCACGCCCGGGAAAAATCCGCTCATTCAACGCTCCCTAACCAAAGTTTCGTGTATCCATCAATCGGCACGTGCGCGGCCGTAACGACGATCAACTTCTCCCCGTTCACGTCCACGATATCCCCGGCGTCTATGTTCATGTCCAGCATGATCTTAGCGATCCGGCGTTGGATGATCGTCTGCTGCATCAGGCGCACGGAACGCGCATCGTGATGCGGCACAAAATAGACCGGAGACGGAACACTACGCGAAACCTGCACAAGGTTCCGGTTCTCATCAATGGACACGTATTGCGGCATCTCGTTGCGCGCTACGAACGTCATCTCATCGTCCGCCCCTTGGATATCTGGCAGATATCGAATCGGCTTTTGCGCGACGATTTCCGGGTAGGCTAGAGCCTGAATTTTGCCCTTCTTCCAGCGAACGATGGCGCCTGATTCCTGCAATACCCGGTTGATCATCGGGGTAGGAAGGTCGCCACGAAGCAATGCGAAACGTTGCCCCATCACGCTACCAAAGACATTAGCTTGCGAACCAGAGAGCCGGTAACAGTCTTGAATCGTGGGCTTTTCCTTGAACACGTTACGGGCCGTCGGAAGGGCGATGTTCTTTGTCCCCTTCATGAGGCATGTAATCGAGTAGCCGCCCGTATCCTTGTCGCCTTGCTGCACAAGGCCGGATGCCAAGCGGCTTTTGACGATCTCAAACTCGTATTTCCCAACCGATACCGTGCGCCCTTCTTCCATCCACTTTTCCACGCCATCCAGCGCCCGAATATCGGCCTCCATCGTGATCGGAATGGGGCTACTGTCGCTGCGAATCACAAGAGACACAACGACAGTATTTTGCAGGGTTCTTCCGTTCTCAATCGTGATCATGGGCGTAGAATCACCTGAATTTGCATCGGGCAAAGGAAGCCATGACGATCAATGCCATAGGGTTCCGGAATCTGAAGCGAGATCGGCCCCTGCATGAAGCTCTTTCTTGGCAGAGTGTCTAGATACCGCTCGATATCCTGTGAAATCTCACTGTTTGTTCGACGCTCAATGTCACCGCCAAACTGTTTCATCGCGTCGATATAGACCGATTCTTCTTTCTCGATATAGAGAAGGAAGAGCGGCTCAATCAGTCCCCATTCCGACGGCGTGATATCCGTCGATTCGTTCAAAAACTGATCCGACGCTTGGAAGTTTTGCGATTTCAGGGGCGCATGGGATGCGTAGGTTTCTGCCGCACGGATTGCGCAACCCAAAATGATCGGCTCTTCCAGAAGGTTCCCGACGGGCCGGAAATTTCTGGCCCACCGCGTAACGAGGTCGCTGATACGCATCCCCTACCCCTTAAATGCGGTCGGTCTGGCCGAAGTAATGATAGAAAAGCGTGCCGCTGATCGTCATCACTTGAGCGCGGTTTTCCCAGTCCCGGTCCGTCGAATCCAGCACCAAGAAACAATCCTTCAGATGCTTGCGACTAGTCCATTTCTGGGGTGTGCCCTCGTAAATCTTGGCGTTGAATTTGCCACCTTGCGCCGTGATGGCGTCCAGCATCCGGTCAACGTCACCGGCCACCGTCTCAAGGAACGTCACCTGACCCTGAAGGGCGACTTTCAGTTGCTGGGGCTGGAATGCCGAACCCCCTGTCGGGGTTGGAATCTCGATCTCGCCAGCAGAAGAAAGCTCGGGCCACGGCGCCTGTTTGCACAGCAGCCACATGTTTTCATGCCCGTCGATCTCAAAAGCCATGTCCGAGTTAATCGATTTCTCGCCCATGGCCGCGACGCTCTGGTAAAGCGTCTTCATGTATGCGCCAGTAGATACAGTCATACGAATTGTTCCTTTTTGCAAAAAGAATGTACCCAAATGGGTACGGAGACCATTCTAAAGCTTGACATCGGCCGTCAGGCCACCTAGTATTACGCCATGACCCACAAACTCGAATTTGACGAACCTTCCCACACATACCGCCTGAACGGCATCCCCGTTCCATCAGTGACAACGATTCTCAAGCCCCTGTCCGGTCTGGACAAGGTTCCGCGCCCCATTCTGGAAAAGGCCGCCGCCTATGGTACGGCCGTCCACTACGCGACGGAACTATATGACCGGGCAGAACTGGATGAGGCGTCGTTACCCGATGAGTTCCGGAATGCCATCGAGGCATACAAGGGTTTTCTGTTTGAACATTCGCCGGAATGGCTTGCCATCGAGTGTCGCACGTTTCATCCTGCCCTCATGTACGCGGGCACAGTGGACCGTGTATGCAAGATCGACGGCAAGACTTACGTTCTGGACCTTAAGACAACGTTCAAACTGAATCCCGCCGTATCTGCCCAGCTCGCGGCGTATGCGAAAACCCCCCTCATTGCCGCACACGGCATTGATGGAATCCTTTCCCTCAAACTCCCCAAATCTGATGAACCACCGACCTACACACTAGAAACTCACGACATGGCCGAGGGCTGGACAACCTTCCTGTCCTGTCTTCAGCTTCGTAATTTCTGCATGAAACACAACCTCAAAGGAACCCCTTTCCATGATTGATATCACCCCCATCGAAAAGGACGCGCTGACGTACAAAGCCCGTTCGGAAGCCTATGAAATCACCGACGATCTGACTTTCGACGCCGCCAACGAAGACCTTAAGGCCATCAAGGCCAAATATAAGGAAATCGAGGCAAAGCGTGTCGCCATCACGAAGCCCCAGAACGACGCCATCAAACAGGTTAACGCCCTCTTCAAACCGCCCCTGCAATACCTGAAGGATGCCGAGGAACTGCTTAAATCCCGCATTCTCGTCTACCAGACCCAAAAGGAACGAGAGCGCGCCATCGCTCAAGCTGAGGCAGCCAAAAAGGTCGAGGAAGAAAAGGCACGGCTGGCTGCTGAAGCCGAAAAGCTCAAGGCGTCAGAATCCCTTGAGGATCAGGTTCAGGCAATGATCATGGAATCACAAGCCAAGACCTTGGCAGTCGCGGAAGCTCCCAAGATTGGCGATGACAAGATTTCCATCAAGACCAGAAAGGACGTGGCCGTGACCGATCTTAAGGCGTTCCTGAAGGCCATCATTGACGGACGCACCCCAGAGAATGCCATCACGGTTAATATGGCGGTCGTCCGGGCAGCGTGGAAGACGGGCCATCCGTTCATTGGCTGCTCTGAAATCGAAGAAAAATCCGTCGCAGTTCGTTCTTGAAAAGGAAAATCACCCATGAATATCGTCATTCTTAACGGCCGTCTTGGCAAAGACCCTGAAGAATTTTCCGCTGGCGTGCGCTTCTCAGTGGCAACCACCGAACACTTTAACGGGGAAGAGAAAACCCAGTGGCACAACGTTACCGCGTTCGGCAAGACCGGGGAATTTGTGCAAAAATACTTCAGCAGGGGCAAGGCCATCAACATTCAAGGCCGTATTGAATACTTCAAAAAGGACGAAGATTCCCCCGCTTATACAAACATCATCGCGGAACGTGTGATGTTCCCAATGGGCGACGGCAAGAAAGGCGAGGGAGGGGGTGAAGACAGCAAAGCATCGGCGCCGCCCAAACCCAAAAAGACGCCAAAATTCGATGACGATGATGACATCCCGTTCTAAACGATAGAATAGAGCCCGTTGTTAACAACAGCGGGCTTTTTTTATGGACACAATCGACAAAATTAAAGAATTGATCGCCAGCCTTCAGGCCGAGATTGACGAATGGGAAACCGAGGGCAGCCTCGATGATGCCCGGGAAGTCCCTCCACCCGACAAGCGGTCCGAGGAAGAGAAAGCCGAGGACACCGAACGGGAAATGAACAAGGGCGAATCCGAGGACAAGGAAACCACCGAATCACCGCAAGAAAAGGCCGCAGAGGCCGCCGAACAGCAAGCAGAGGGTAAGGACAAGGGCGACAAGAAAGAATCGCCTGACAAGCCGGAAAAGCCTGCCCTTGATAGCGCCGCTCCCAAGGAAGATGCAGTGGGCGAATTCAAGCGCGACACATTCCAGATTAAGATGATCGACCGAATCGAGGCGACCGAACAGGCAGCGCGGCAGGCGGCGCGCAAATGAACGAAGGGGGCGAAAGCCCCCTTTCTTTTACCGGAACAGAACGTTTAGCGCGCTCGGCTTGTTGCTCGAATTGTCACGCTGGCCGATCAGCAGGTAGAAGACATCAAACAAGCGATAGTCGCCCGAATTGGCGCCTTCTGGGGCAACCCTGATGCGTAGCGCTGGCCTTCCCCCAAATTCCGGCGCCCCCGCAACCTCTCCCCCGTAGTTATGGCCATCCCCATACGATCCGGTAACGAACGTATAGACCTCACCGGCGAACGGGTAGGTATTCATATTCAGTTGGCTGCCACAAATCGAAACGAGACGGGTATTTGTACCGCCACTGAATGAACCAAAGCGCGGCGCCGTGCTGGCCCGGCCAACAACCGCACACCATTCGCGCCCTAGCGGGATAACGTATTGGAACGGGGCATTTCCGCCTACGCGCTGATTGAAGACAACCCCGAGGATACTTCCCATCGCGTCATGGAACGCTCTCACTGCCTGTCTCGCCCACCACCGCGTCGCCATATATCCATCTTCGCCATGGGCCTGCGCAAGCGGAGAGCCGGCAAAACCGCTGGACCCGATGCCGTGGACACTCCCTTGCCGTGTTGGCAGGCGATAGAAGAGCGGATGATGACGATAGGTGGACCCGTATTGCTTGTTCCATGCGGGCAGGTCTGAACCATCGCCGCCGTATTGCTTGCTCGCCCCGACAAGCATCGTCGCAAGCCACTCGCTGCTGATCGTCGCATACCCAGACGGGCCGACACCATTGGCCCATGGCTTGATATCCCCGCCAGCAGGGTTCCGGAAGTTGAAATTCTGCCAAGCAATCGGCGCCTCGTTTGCGTGCCCAGCTATGGGCACTCCGACATGAATCGAGTTAACGATAGGGTTCGTTTTCCCGTTCAGTTGCTGAAGGTCAAACAGAAGATTCGTTACCGGAGAAATTCCCTTCAGATCATCAATGGCGCGCTCGATCTCGGCTGATTTCAGCTTGAAATTGATATCGACCGATTCCAAGCGCCGGTTGAATTCGTATCCAGTGAAATCCATCCCGGACGCGATCTTCTCGATTGGGGTAGGTATGGATGCGTTAATCATCGGCGGCAAATCCCTATGACCATCCAAGATGCAATCTTGTCACCACGAATCGGGGCATCAATCCAGCGCATGCGGAAGTTGCGATCGATGGCTTCGCCTCCGATGAATTTGGCTTCACTGCCAACCTGGGGTGTTATGTACGCGGCGAACCATTCCGGATCATACTTGTTGTACATATCGTTCAGGCCCGGGCCAATCTCCCAAGACGCATGCCCGTTGTGGTCACTGTATGTCGCCTTGCCAATCCCGATGATGAATCGGGCGCCGGGAATGCCCATGACGATAAAACGCTGTCCGCCAACCGCGTATGTCTGGACGAAACGTTCGGAAATCTTGCGCATCATGCGCTTGATGAAGCCTTGCGAGACAAGGGCAAACTGATTGGAATTGTTATCGATCTCGGTCTCGGCTTCGTTGGCCCAATCCTGAACACCGACAAGATGCGGAATACCGGTCATGTACGGATTGCCGTTCGTGAGCAATTCCGGCACGTCACCGGCCGTAATGTACACGTTCCCCGTCTTGCCATTGATCGAGTTAACGACAGTGTTTCCGATGCGCGTTTTTAGCGCGTTAAATTCGGATTGAATGCGCGCAATACGTGCAGCCGCGTTCGCATCAGCGCCCCGGGCGTCGCGCAGTTCCTTGTCCAGTTGATCCAGAATGCGCTTGATGGCTTCCATGTTCTCATCAATCTGCCGGTACCCCTTATTCCAGAGTTCCGGCTCAGCATCCACTTCGGTCGTAGGAAGCTTCGAGATCGAAGGATGCGGGATGTTGAAGACTGCCATGCTTAGTTATCCTTGCCGTTAGATGCCGCGTACTTATTCGAGACGGCGCGAAGACTTGCCGCTGACGTAAACCCGAACGCCACCACCTTGCAATAGGTTCCGTTATTCCTGATCTCGTTTGCCGCGCCGGGGAAGTCCAGCGTAATGTTCTCGTTGTTAGCGAAGCTTCCAGCGACGGCGCCGAAGTTTTTCGACACGGCCGGCGTCGGCATCACACCGAACGGCTCATCCACGTGGATCGGCAGATTGACGTTGATAGCATGCCCGCCCCCGCGCGGGAATGTCGCGGTCCCGAAGATCATGATGAAAAAGTTCATCAGCGGGAAGCAAATGAACGAAAGCCCACCGTTTGCATGACCGATATTATGTACACACCCTAAGCGTCGAAGCATCGAGAAGTTCGGGACTGAAGTGGGGCCAAATTCCGATCCTTCCAGCTTCAGGTTGCGCAAGATCGAATCAATGTCCGTACCCCAGTGAGACTGGCCGGCGAACATGGTTTTAGCAAACGACACAGGCGACACGATGGCTTGCGTTTCATTTGAGATACGCGAGAGCATCCCGGAACGCGCTTCGTCCACACGGTCAGCTACCCATTTGGTAGTAGGGACGCGCTGGCTTCGGTCGAAGTTATTGGGGTGAACAATCGAGAAGAAGCCGTTAGCGTGAATGTAATCGTTCTTCGCCGCTGCGGTCGAATCAGCAAAGATGCTACTGCTCTTCGTCACAAACCCCTGATTGATTTCCTGGGTTAGCTGCGAAAAATTGTAGTTAATGTCCCGGTAGGTCGCGTTCCAAAGTTCGGGCGTCGCGTAGGGATCATTCGATGGAATTTCTTCAATCGTTTTGAGAGTGACGGCCATAGTGTTTCCTCATTCGGCTATGGCCGTCATGATACGTCACTCGCCCTCGTATGAAACGGTCAGCTTGACGTTTTGTGCGCTGAAAGCTTCCGTACTATTCAGACTGATGCGATAGGCCGTGCCAGCCTCGCACTTGGCGAGGAATGACAGAAAGCCGCTCTTGCCGCTCATTTTGGTTTGGCGAACAGTGGAAACCCCCACCACGGCCGGGAATTTGGACACGCCATTGTTGAGATAGACGCCTTTAGTGAACGTTGTGCCGTCGTTCTTGGCGAAGGAATCAATCTCGATCCGATACCAGCCCGTTTGCGGCACGGTAATCGTCATCTGGGCGGCAAACTGCACGCGCTTGGTGGCATGCGTATGCTCGGCATCGCCATCCATCGAGGCGCCGCTACCACCGTCCACAACGATATTCAGCGCGCCGTACATCTGGGACGAAACGATAGCCTCGGGCTTGGCGGGTTCCGCTTCAGAGTGACCACCGCCGGTCGAAAGACCATCCAGCTTCACCTTGTCGGCCGCTGACATCATCCCGGGCGTGGTCGTGGTGGCCACTGCCTTAAGTGCCTCAATGCTTTGCGTGATGGTTTGCTTTTCAGTCGTGAGCGCCGATTCAGTAACGACGCGAGAGCCGTTAGCCGTCACCGTGCCGTTGAGCGTCGGGTTCAGGAACGTGCGGTTATCGAAACTCAGGGTCACGTCCCCGGTCTGACCATTGACCGAAGTAACGAAACCGCCACCACCGCCACCGCCGCCGGCGCGTGCGTTCAGCTCGTTGAAATTGTCCTGAATGATCTTCAGGCGATCATTCAGCGGCTCGGTGCTGCCCAGCAGACAGGCCGAGTTCAGAATAGGTTGCAATTGCTTCATTTCATTTTCTCCATGGATGCCCCGGGTTTCCCCGGGGCGTTCGCATTATCGCAGCCCGTCGATTGACGGGCCTGCTTCATTACCTCGACAGTTCCGGGGCCGATCCACGCGGAATGATCGAGTTGGCCCAATCCGAATAGGACAGCGCGTTAGCCGCACGTCCGTCGCGTACCGTGCCGTTCTGGCGCTGCACCGGGCAGAAGCCATAGGGCTGCCACTGATTCGTCAGCGGCTGCATGCGCGACATGCCGGAACCAGGATACCAGCCCTCGTCTTGGTTGTTAACCCACACGCGGTCATCTTTGTTGTTACCGAAGATTTTCGGGTCACAACCGATGTGCATGGCAACCTCAGCGCCCGGGGTAATGATCTTGGCCTCACACGTCATCATGATGCCGCGAATGTTGACCTCACCCGGGAATTTGAATCGTGCTCCGCCACCGTGCAGTGCAGGCCATGGCGCACCGGACCGGAATCGGTATGCGGTACCACCTTCATAGTCGCGTTTCGTTGCTGGCCCCATATCTCCAGACATTCGAGGATGGAACCAGTTGCACCAGAAACCGTTCTGCTGATGCGCCATCATTTGCCACGTATTGTTTCCGTATTGCAGAACCCAGAAACGAAGGTTGCGGATGGCGATTTCAGGGGCAGCAACCCGATTAGGTGATCCCTCAATTTCCAGCGCAGCAAACCACGGATCGAACACGACAAAAGTCTGCTTCAGCACCCACTCAACGTTACCCGTTTTCTCCCACGGAGACAGCAGCCAACCGTCGTCACGAGTCAGATGCTGGGATTTGCCCTGAACAATTGCAGCGCCACCACCTTGTCCAGACGTTCCGTTCTTCACGGCATCGGATACGTGATTCCATGCGTGCAATTGTCGCGGGTTGTTACCCGTAGACATTTCAAACAGGAAGTCTTTCATAGCCGTACTGACAGCTCCAGCCGGTGCAGGCGGTGCAGGAGGTTGTGCCGGAGGCGGATTAGGCGCGGGCGGTGTCGGAGGCGGTGCGGGCGGCTTCGGAATCGGCGCCGGCGTCTCTTGAGCATTCGCATCCTCAATGTAGTGCAGCGTCACGCCTCGCCAGTTCACGTCGTTCCGGTTGCCGTTAGGCGATTGGTGCGCGTGATAGTTCAGCGGAATCCAATTGCCCGAATTGTTCGTGTAACGTGCTTCTCCGTCGATGTAGGACACCGGCATTTCCAGACCGCGCCCACCGCCTTCCGTGCCGCGTCGCCGGCCGTTAGTTTGACCCGCAAAGCGCCACGATCCACGCGGAGCCGTGAAGTCAACCGCAATCCACTGTCCGGCCGCCAGAACGATATCCGAAGTAAACGGAATGTCGTACCACTCAATGACGGCAAAATTGGCGCGGATGCCGGTAATGCGCTGCGATGCCGGGCGTGCGTTCGCCGTGAGCGTATGCGTCCACAGCGTGCCGTTTTCCTCATTCGACAGACCGTCACCGATAAGCCGCTTGATGGAAATCGTCAGTTGGTCATTTCCATTGATGTTCTCAGCCACCAGCGACATGCCCTTGAGGGTCATTTTCTTGCCGATATACATGGCCTCACGGATGTTCCGCGTCTGGCTGCCGGCGTTCGATTGACCAAGGATGATCGCCCGAGAGTTAGGTGCCCCAGATTCCAGCACCATGTAGCCGTATTCCTTCCCGGCCGTATCAGTAAGCCGCATCATCGGGACCGTGACCATCTCGGCGCCGTTAGTGGATGCCGGATTGGTGGAATCGATCCACGTAGCGCCACTATTTGATGACCATTTGGTCCCCCATTCCCGAGGCGGAACCCACCGTGTCGGAGAGTAACGCGCATTCGCCCCAACCTGCACACAGTTGATCGAGTAGAAGTTTCCTACTGTCGAATCATCGTTCCGGAACGTGAGGTGATAAATCTTGCCAGCGGTCAGCGGGCGGGCATCGCGCACAACGTCCTCGTACATGGCATCACGGCTATGGTCGAGTGAGCGAAGGTCTCGCGTGATATTGCCGTATTGCGCCCCGGCACGATTCGGGTTTCCGTTGCCGTCATCGTCATAGATGGTCGCACGAAGAATGCCAGCACTGCCACCGTGGTATCCGCTTGCTGCACCATACGGCACGTAGTACCAAATTCTTGCAAGCGCGGCAGACGATTCGGCCTTGAATCGGCACGTCATCGCATAGTTGTTAGCGCCGGTGCGATATCCCACCGTAAGGTTCCGAAGAGATTCGATGATGAATCGGCCCGGACCCCAGACGTTCGCCATCTCGGTCTTATCGAAGCCCTTCCACTCACGCGCCACAACAGGCGGTTGCGGTTGAGGCGTCGGCGGTTGCGGCTGCGGTGTAGGCGGTTGCGGGTTCGGCGTCGGCGGTGTCACTACATGGGGTTCCTCGGCGGTCACGCCCGGAACGATTCTGCCAAAGAGACCTTCAGGCATTGCCAGCATGTAGGTTTCCGTCGCTTTCCAATCTTCGACGTTCATTGTCGATTGGAACATGATCCGCGTCATCTCGCGGTTGACAGTGGCTTGCGGCTCGGTCCAGTAAGCATCGTCACCCCATGCTTTGCGTCGTACAGAATCAGCCCACGCAAGCGGAATCATCTTGCCGTTCTGCTTCAGTTCCATGGCAAAAATTTTGCGGTGGAACCATTGCATGGCCGGCTTGTTGCGCTGCTCGTTGTCCTGATTGTCCAGATATTCGTTGTAGAACGAAACGACACACCATCCCGGGACGCGATAGTTACGGCAGCTAATATGGAATGCCGTGGCCGTACTCTGCCCGTACAAACTCATGAAGTTTGTCTCTTCGCCGGTCTCAAGGTTGACCATGAACAGGCGCGAATTACCGATGTAATCCCCGGATACGTACACGTCCTGCCCGTTCTCAAGTTGGCCAAGGTCGCTATGTTCCGATGCCTTGTTGATGATGATGTACGGCAGGCCGCTCTTACTGGCAGGGTGAACATCCTTCATGTTCCGCGTGTATGCGCGGGTATCCCATCCGGGCTGATATGCCCAAGAAATCGTCGCGTATTTGCCCGACGGGGACATGGACGAATGGTCCGGCATATGGTTCTCGGGAATGTCAATCTTCCCGATGATCTTGTGCTCCACGCGGTCATAGACCACGGCGCCCAGCGGAATGAAGCCTTTTTTCTGGACGATCCAGCACCAATAGCGGCAATCCAGCGATGGCGCGCCCTCAGACTTGCTCCAGCAGTTGAATGCTTCGGGCCAAATCGCCGTCAGCAGCGGGGCAAGGTCCGTCGTTTTGATTTCCTGCCCAGTGCGGGCATTGCGCTCGATCAGCTTCATGCCAACGCCGTTTTGCGGCACGTGGAAGAGAACGTCCGGTTTGTTCGGATGCCAGACGGGTTCTGCATCGCCGCCCATTTGCGCTGGCATCGTTGCAATCAGCTTGAGCGTTTTGTTGTCATAGGTCTGCCAGTAACCATCGCTCGTCGTCATGATGAACATGGTGTTATCACAGTTCCATGCTTGACGACGCGAATAGTCCGAACGCACGCGACGCTGGCCCTTGGACCATGCCACAACGTTGTCGGTTACGCGGGCAATAGGCGTGTTATAGGTCGGCGCGTGAATGGCCGTGCGAAGCGGGAAAACAGGCGGCTCAGGCACTTCGACCTTATTCCGGTTGCTGCTGACAGTGAGGCCCTCAGCCAAGATCGCCTTGAACACGTCATCATCGGTCGGGCTGGCAGGCGGTTGCAGCGGTTGAGTTTGACCACCACCACCGGGCGTCGCATACAGTTCGCTATGCGGCACCACATTCCCATTCCTGTAAACGATAGGAACGGGCAGAACGCCATTGGCAACGTCGTTAGGCGTCTTGATGCGCAAAACCCCTTCACCTTCATTGCCCCAGTCCGTCACGCCAAAGAACGGCAAGTTACGGTCGGCCGTGTAGGCGTAAATGACGCTATCGCCGGCGTTCTCGATCTTGTTCAGCAGCATTGCAACCCGGTTAGGCTGCGTGCCCTTGCCAAAATCGTTATCGACATCCTTGGCATTGAACGAACGATGATGCGGGTCAGTGATCTTGTTGGACCATTGATTGTCAATGCAAGCGATTGCGCGAGACGCCTTACCGATGCTTCGGTTATTCCAAAACTGGATGTTGTCCACGTCGATACCGGCGTAGAACATGTACTTCGGCGCCTTGTTTTCCTCGTTATCGATGGCCTTGGCCGTGTTGAATTCAAACGTAATGTCACGGCATCCGACATACGCCTGATAGAACGCCTCGCCATGCGCATAGGCCGAATCAACGATGTTCCAAGAGTACCGAACATCATGCGTGCCATAGGCATTGTGGAAGCCTGCCGATTCGTTTTGGTGGACACGGTTCCCTTTGACATTACCGACCGTGCATCCATCCTGAACCGACATTCCGCGCATGTTGAAGGTCATTTCATTGCCATGCACTTCAAAATCACGGACGCCACTAAATCCGATGCCGTAGTAGCCGCCGGCAATCTTGTTTCCTCTGATCTCGATATCACGGACCCATGCATCCGGCTCAATCAATCGGCCGTTTTGTGTCCAGTTATCTTTCTGCGTACCCGGAAGATGCCCGGTTACGAAGATTGTATTCTTCCCGTTATCTATCGCGGTGAAATGGTTCTGGTATCCAAATTGGCATCCAAGAATCTTGAATCCAGAACAATCAATGCCCGGGACGGTTGCCTTGATGCTCAAGCAATGCGCTTGCGCTTCCAAGCCTATGTAAAAACGGCAGTTCTTTACGGTAACTTTGTTGCTTCCCGTAATGTAGAGCGCCGCCTCGCAATTGGCTTCTTTGTGCGCATGCAGCGTAATCTGCGTGTTTTCGATGACAAGCTCATTCTCAACCCTGCGATTGAGAACAAGCATGCCAGCCCTTGCACTATTCCCATGGAAAACGAAATGGCCACCCCGAATGCTGTTAACCGTATTCGGGATGACCAGTTGCTCTTCCATCATGAGAACAGTGTCATAGATACCCAATTGGATATCAGTTTCGGAAGCCATGCGCTTCCGAATTTCTGACGCTGTTATCGTTGCCACTCTTTATCTACGCTCCCCAAGGAATGTAATCATGATGACCACATCCCCAAGGGGTTTACGGGTATTACCCGGGGTTGCCAAGGGGATACGGGCCAGTTTGTCCGGTCCATTGACCGCGCCAATGAATTGTATCCCGGTTCCCATTGCAACCGCGTCAGCCGAAGAGATCGGACCCACCATTCCATCAAAGGAACCCTGCCCATCGTGCAGATAAACCAGCGTGTCAGACTTGGCGGTAGGGATGATCTGGAACAGATACGCACCCTGACGCGGCAGAATGACCAGCAGATTATCTTTCGGATCAAGAGCGGGCCACGAGAAGTCCAGCGATCCAACGTCCGTTCTTTGGTACGTGCCGATTGGCACAAGCGAAGCGCCGTTTTCCCACGCGCCGGCCTGCACGCCCGTATATCGAACGTAGCCAATCATGCGGGGAATTCCAAGCATTGCTTGATCAAGCGCGCTTGAGTTGATGAAAGTGCTAATGTCCGATTTCTTCGCGTAGACAGGCTCAAGCGTCGAGGCAGTGCTATCTCTGAAATAACGCTCAAATTCAGATTTCTGCATGTACCCCGAAAGATCAGGCGCTGCACCACCGCCGGCCGGGCGATCTTCGACCGCTTTAACCCGCGTGGTAAGGGCCGTAATCTTTTCGGCTTCAGTCTGAAGGGCCGACGCTTCCGCCTTCGTCGCCACCGCACTTTCAACCGCTGCGACACGGCCTTTAAGTTCGGTATCGTTGTAAACGGTATCCTTGTCCTCTTTGGCTTCCAGCGCCTGCACGCGGCCACGCAATTCTGCGTCGTTATAGACGGTATCCCGGTCCTCTTTCTTTTCGAGGGCATCGATACGGTTGCGCAGTTCCGAATCGTTGTAGGCGCCACCGCCACCACCGCCGCCGCCACTGACTTCCAGCGCAGACACGCGCCGTTTCAGGTCCGAATCATCGTAGACAGTATCCTTGTCCGGCTTGGCTTCCAGATTCGTAACGCGGGCATCCAGCGCCGAAACGCTGCTATTCGTGGATGCCAGCGCGCTGCTATCGGCCTTCGCGGCGATGGAAGTTTCAACCTCGCCCAAGCGACGCTTGACCTCTGCATCATCGTAGCCGGGTTTTGCTTCCAGCGTGGTAAGACGGGCCTTGATGCCACTGTCATCGTAGACCGTATCCTTGTCTTCCTTGCTTTCGAGGGCAGTAACGCGGCCGCGCAGGTCGGTATCGTCATACCCGGGCGCTGCCTTCAGCTCTTTGACGGCAGTATCCAGTCCGGAGACTTTCGTTTCAAGGCCGTTAACCTTGCCTTCCACCGTATCCAGCCGGCCCTCGGCAGTCCTGATCTTGCCTTCGGCAGCTTCGATCTTCTGGGCGGCATCGGACGCTTTACCTTCGAGTATCGAGACCTTGCCTTCGGTCTCGCCGGATTTGGCGGTGGCTTGCGAGATTTTCGCGTCAACCTTCGCCACTTCCGTATCAATGTAGCCCTTAGTCGCGCCATCCGTAGCTGCTTCAGGAAGCGCAACGTTCGTCAACTTCGCATTTTTCAGGTCGCCGGTGAAGGCTTCCGGAATCTGCTTGCCTTCCAGCGTAGTGACCTTGCCAGACAGTGCGGAAACCGTCGATTGGATATCCGTAAGCGCCGTGTTGGCCTTGTCGGCTTCGGTGCGCGCATCCGTACCGGATTTCTTGGCGTCAGCAACCGAAGCAATCAGCTCAGACCGAATGCCATCAACATAGCCTTTATTCGTCGCGTCGAATTCGGTTTCAGGGTTGGCAAGATTGATGATCTTGCGGTTTTCCATGTTTCCGGTGAACGGGGTACCACCACCGCCACCGCCAACACCACCGCCACCAGCCTTCAGGCCAGCAACGTCAGTTTCAAGCGTGGAAACACGAGAAACGATGCCATCGACTTTAGTCGATGCTCCGGAGGCTGCCTGCTTAGCTTCCGTGATCTGCGGTGCCAGCTCGTCTTTCAGGTCTTTGGCGTGCTTGCTCGAAACCGTAGCAGCCGCAACCCCGACCTTTTTCACCTCAGCGTCAACGTACTTCATCGTTGCCGCGTCTTTCTCGGCGGTCGGGTCCGCAAGGTTTGAAATCTTGACGCCTTTCATATCTCCGGTGAAAGTATCGGCCGGCTTGCTCTCAAGCGCCGTCACTTTGGCAGAAATACCGGACAGTTGCGTATGGGCGGCTTCCGCTCGCTCCATGGCATCCGTGCCGGCTTTCTTCGCTTCCACGATGGTCGGCTCAAGCGCGGATTTCACGCCGTCGGTGTAGCTTTTGGCGGTCTCTACGGCTGCGTCGCGCTGTTGATCGACATAGGCTTTGTTCGCGCCGTCCATGTCCTCGCTGGGGGCAGCAAGATGCGTGATGGCACGGCCTTTCATGTCGCCGGTAAACGCTTCGCCAGACGCGACGGGCGCCTTACTTTCAAGCTCACGCACGCGGCCGGTCAGGTCCGTAGACGTGGTTTCAAGTGTGGCAACACGCCCTTTCAGCGCGCTATCGTCGTATACCGTGTCTTTGTCGGGCTTGTTTTCCAGCGCGGTAACGCGGCCAGCAAGCGCGGTATCGTCATAACTCTGCCCAGCGGGACGGCCTTCCAGCGCGGTAACTCGGCGCTTGATCTCGGAATCGTCATAGACGGTATCTTTGTCCGGCTTGCTTTCCAGCGCCTGAATACGTTGCTTCACGCCTGAATCATCGTATCCGGGCTTATCTTCCAGCGTCTTAACCCGGCGTTTCAGCTCGGTGTCGTCGTACACCGTGTCACGGTCTTGCCGTGCTTCCAGCGTATCGATACGGCCGCTCAGGTTGCCAATGGTCGATTGAACGGAAGAAATCTCGCCCTCGATAGAACGCTTTGCCGAATCGGTGTACTGCTTGGCGACATTGATAGCGGCGTCATGCTTGCTATCGACATAAGCCTTATTCGCACCATCGCGGTCGTTCTCAGGCACGGCAAGATTGGTAATCTTTTTGCCGGCCATGTTGCCGTCAAACGAGACCACACCCGGGGTATTGGCGCGACCTTCAAGCGTGGTCATCCGCGTCTTCAGGTCACTAATGCCAGTCGCAGCGGTCGAAGCCTTGTCTTCCAGAGAGCGCACGGCACGATTGGCCTTATCCGCCTCGGCGCGTGCATCGGCGCCGGTTTCCTTGGCCTCGCGGATGGAAGATTCAAGGTTGAATTTTGCCTCTTCCACGCTACGCCGCGCATCATCGATAGCGCCTTGCTTGGCAGTATCAACGTAGGCTTTCGTGGCCGCATCGTTGGTGCTTTCAGGGGCGCCAAGATTCGTCACGCGACGGCCGTTCATATCCCCGCTGAATTCCTGCGTCACGCTCAGGCTATCCAGCTTGCGCTTATCGGCAGGCGACATCAGGCCGGCAGTGATGCGCGAAACGCTGATGTTCTCCCGAATCCAGTCGGACAGGCGAACGTTCGCAATGGACGGCTCGGCATCCATGCGCGGATTGGCGCGGCTCACGGCGCCGATATCGTCCGGGGTCAGCGTAACCGTGTTGGTGCGGCCGGTGGCTTCGATACCGTTAATGCGCGTGATGACGCGGCGCGGGTCGGGCAGGTCTGACAGCTTCTTGAAAGAAGTCGAATCCATCAGGCCGTTTTGGTTGTCAGTGACCAAACGGCTATTCAGGTCCGACATGATGGCGTCTTTAATGGCGCCACGGTCACGGGCAGATACGCCATTGACCATTTCTTCGGTCGCAACCTTCTTCCCATCGACGTAGGCAGCACGACGGAAGTGCGGTTCCTCGATGGGGGCAGCGCCGGGGATATCGTCTACTTCCAGTTGAACCGTGCCGGTCTTGGAATTGACGGAAACAACCGCACTCTGTGCCCCACCTTCCGGCAGACGGTCCAGCTTCGATTTGTCTTCCGGCGACATCAGGCCGGCTTTAAGATTCGTCGCGTTTTCCAGCGAATCCGTAACCTCTGCACTGGCCCGGACAAAGTATTGTTTGACAAACTTGATCGAGGCGGCGCGGTTGTCAAAGCGCAGATTGCCGTCTGATGCGTCCAGCGTCGGAACGTTCACCGTGCCAGTGAACGTAGGGTCCACGCGGGTAGCGGCGCCGAGGCTTTCGGCCGTGATCCGGACGTTACCTTTCATGCCGTTGACGGAGCGAACGTCAGACGGGGAATTCATCAGTTGCGCCGGGTCCAGAACATCCAGTTTCCGCTTATCGTCAGCCGACATCAGGCCATCGACAAACGTGGTCGCGCGCGCGTATCGAACGGGCGGGATGATCTTTCCCTCAACCCACGATTGCGTGGCGATGGGCTCACCGTTCAGGGTCACAACCCCGGTAAGCTCCTCGTTAGGACGGGCGCCGGTCTGGATCGTCACGTCCCCGGTCTGTCCATTAACGGACGTGACCAAATTATCAAGATTCCCGCCATTTTGCCCAGCCACGGCAGACAGAATTTCAAAGTTCTTATTGATGAGTTTGAACCGTTCGTTCAGCTCATCTTGAACCGGAAAAACGCTGTTATGGCTGTTTAGCGGCCGAATTTTTTCCATGTTTTACCTCAGAAGTTGATGCGCATCGTAATCGAGTAGGTCTCGCCAATTTCAATAAACTTCGGTGAAAAGTTCTTGATGGCGATAGCCTGCCCAGTATTGTCGATGATGGCAGCTTCAGAAATTACCTTCTGACTGCCAGTCGCTGCAATGTCTGAAGCGGAGAACTCGGCGCCGACCACGATGGCCATGGGACCGGCTTTGCTGCGAACGGTTGCGTTCTTTTCGCCCACCTTATTCCGCACGGCAGTAGACGATGACGATACGTCAATCACTTGCGTGCCAGAGTGACCGCCACTCCCCAGAACGAGTTTTACGGGCGAGGGGACGGAGCCGCCATTGAGGACGGCATCGGCCAGTTTGGTGCGGTAGTAATCGGTAATGATGCTGCTGGACATGTTCAGACCTTCTTGATCTCAATATCAACGTAGTTCCCGCCGAGGCGAGTTGTTCCCGGGTTTGTCACGCGGAATACACGCGACGTGTCAGACGTTACCACGGGCGCTGACCATGGGTACTGGATTTCAGGATAGAGCGTTGCGACGAAGGAAACGTCCACCGACATGAAGTTCTTGTAATACTCGATTGCCTCGGCTTCCCAAAGTTTGAAGTCGATGACAAACCGGGCAGGAAGGATGCGCCGGAACGTCTCCCGCATACGTGAAGCGCGCTGCTCTTTTGCATCCAGAGAAAGAGAAACACGCACGCGGGAAGACAGATAAAGATTAGGATTGTTCGATACACGGTTGTCTTTCCGGTTTTCTTCAATGTAGTCTTTGTTCAGCATGAACGCGCCGGGAAGGCCGCGATTCAGCACTTTTTTTCCGCTCTCGTTCAATTGAATGCGCCACCACCGGAATTCATTGGTGGCCACATCATCAATGGTCGAGGGGTACGGTCGCGAGGCATCAAGCCAGAGTTGAGTTACTTTGGCGTCGCCACGGTACAGAATGTCAATGTACTTCTTAAGGAACTTCAGTCCGCGCTTGTGCGTGCCTTTCTGGGAGAGCCAGAGACGAAGCAAGTGACGCAAGCGGTTCGGGCTCGATTCAAAGTCAAGCAGCGACAGGCCGTCGCGGAGAACTACGCGCTGCAAATACTCGAAAGAAATTCCTTCCTGATACGGGATGCCGGACATGACGATATCCTGCACATCCCGCGCTATCTTGTCATCGTAAAGCTTGATCGCAAGCTTGCGAATCTGATCTTCAAACCCGTTTTGTTCAAACGAGTTTTGCAGTGGCGCCATCTTCATCAGTCTTCACCCCATGCCACGCCGACAAGGCCGGAAGTCTTCACGTTGATAGTGATATCCGGTTCACGGACCCACTTATAGATGTTCGGATGATTCGACGTACCGGCCGGATCATCAACAACAACCTCAATTTCACTACCCGGGGCGCGCAATTCCGGGCATTCGTTCTGAATCATATTCACGATATCCCGGCGACGGATGGCGCGGTTAGCGTAGGCCGGCGATCTGTTTTCAGAACCTGCCCAGTTGCGCCCGTACCGCTTGATGATGGCCTGCTTTGCTTTGGTGCGGATTTGTTCGGCATCGAACGATGAACCGCATTCGATGTTAACGGTAATGGCAGGGTTGATGCCGCACGGATGCCAGAAACGGACGCGGTAGGAATCGTCAGCTTCCTTGATGATCTTCTCGATCTCGTAAAGGAATTGGCTTGCAGGTTGCGCCATTTGGTTTGCCGGAACCTCAGTGAATTGCACGGACGTAGACCGCGCATTCGCATTGTGGCCATACTGATAGCCGGTGCCGTTCGCGTTCAGCGCCGCCACAAACAGGCAGTTAACGTTCTTCACGTCTCGCGTACCAGTCGCCTCTTCGTGCCGCATCTCGTTCCAAATGGACAGGAATTGCAGGTTCGGCATTTTTCTCCGGACCATGGCTTCAAACTCTCCCAGATAGACCGCACTGGAATCGTAGAGAGCCGGGTATTTGGCCAGTTGCGCCTTAGCCTCTTCACTCATCGGGTTGTCGCCCGGGTACGTGATCTCGATAACCTCGAATTCCAGCGTCGCGCCCTTATCGAACGGGTTTTCCGTAACCATCTTGGTGCCAACGCGAATGCCGTGATCGGCGCCTTTCGTGGTGAATGCGTTCAGCCTTACAACGTCCCCGGCCTTGAGCATCCTGCCGCCAAGCGCATCGTCTCCGAATTGAACGACAAGCCGGCCGGTGGAAGAAACGGTCAGCGTGTATGCCTTATCCCGGGGCTGAAGATTCATGTAGTCCGATTGATGGGACCAGCCTTCATCGTTGACATACACCAGCAATTCTTCTCGATACTCCCCGTCCTCTTCGAGCGGCAGCTCGATTTGATAGAACGGCTTCGTTTCCGTGACGGTATGCACAAAGTCGTTATTGTTGTTCCGGCGCGTGTATTGCCCGACATCGACAGTAATCGGGTTGTTAGGCTCGACGTTGTAGGCGCGACGGTCCATCGTGCGGCACGTTACGCCGTTATCGCTCACCAATTGAGTGAAAAGGCCAAGATGGACGTTAGCCGTAGGGTGAGGATTCTTGACCCGCACTTTGAATGTGGCCGCCTTCGCACTCTTCCAGACACCATGAGACGCAAGCCATGCGTCAACCGTGCTTTTCTTGATCCGGTTGAATTGCTCGTCAGTGGATGCCTCGATCTGCTGGGAGAGCATGGAAAGCATCGTGGCAATGGACCCGATGGCCTGCGTCAGGCGCGGGTCTCCGGCTTGCAGCAGCGGGGATAGCTGGGAATATTTCGATGGGTTAGAGCGGATTTCTTGTTCCGCCGCTTTCAAAAAATCCGCTTTCGTGAGCATCGTTACTCCTTAAATACCCTGTCTGTTATGTCCACGGCCTGCCCGGCGCATTCGATGATGATCTGTTGCTGATCCACGCCGTTCCCGACCGCGTAAATGTTCACTGGCAGAGATTTTAGCGGGGGAATGTCTTCCTTAAGCTTTGCTATCAAAGCATCCGCTACAGCCCCATCACCTAGGGGTAACTGAAGCAGGTCGGCGGCGTGGCAGCCATACGAACTACCCAGATACCCGTAGGCCGGGGTTGTGATCCAATGACGGATCATTGCCCCGACATCCATTATTTTTTACCCCCCGTCGCAACGTGCGCGATGTTCCGGTCTTTGACATCCTGTCCGACATCCTTCGTTGCCGGCGCATTCTTCACGTTGACATTGAGTTGCTCGCGCAGAGTCGGGGCCGCACTTACGTTTGGCGCCATCGGAACGTTCACTTTCGACAGTAACGCCTGCTGCTCAAGCGATGCACGCGCAAGCGTACCCGCACGAACGGACGCGCTCGACGATGAGAAGAGCATGTCATTCTTCGCAATCTTGTATCCCTGAATCGCCCGGATGATTTGTTCATCCGACAGATTCGCGCTCAGTCCGCCCGTAGCCGTCTCGAACATCTTCATGGCGCGCTCAGGCCCAAACTGCACGGCAGTGGACCACATTGCATCCCCCAGTCCCTCGCTTCGCTTGCTCATATCGATGCCTTTCGAGGCAAAGTATTTGCGCATCGGCTCGTAGTATTTGGCCATCACGAAAGCGTGTTGATCCGCCTTGAATCCTGCCGGGTCACGCCCCGCCACTCTGGCCCATGCCGCATCGAATGCCGCCGTTCCCGCTTTCAGCCCCTTGAATTCCGATGCGTATTTGCTTTGCGCTGCATAAGCGTCAGCCACGCCCATCGAGGAAGAAAACTGATAAGCCCCATAGCTTCGGCCGCCAAAGTCTCCGCGCCCAGTTGAAATGGTTCCTGCCTTCCCGTTACTCTCAAACCGCGCACTAGTGTCACCTAACATGCCCTTCACCTTATCCCATACTCGACCGCCAGCCTTGACGATCTCCATATCCTTTACGTAATCGACAGCATTACCGAACGCCGCCGACGCCTTTTCCTGAAAGCTCGACGCGGCTTTTGCGGCCACTTCGATTCCTTCGGAAACCTTGTCCACGACAGGTGCGAACCTGTCGCCAAACCATCCTTTAACGTCGGTCCAGAGTTTCCCGGCCGCCTCGCTGATGCCAGTGATAGCGGCTGTCGCGGTATCTCGGACCTTGTTCCATGCCGCCGAAACTGTAGGCTCCCATTCGGTCCACTTCTCGCCAGCGTATTTGCCGAGAGCGTCGCCAGCGAAGGCCCCGATAGCGGCACCAATCGGCCCGCCAAGCGCCGCGCCGATGATGCCCCCACCTACCCCACCAATCCCGCCGCCGATTGCTCTATGGCGCTCCTGATCGGTTGTGGCCTCGCTGTAGTCCCATGCCGCCATCCCCGCGCTAAGAAGCGGGCCGAGAATGGGGATTTTCTTCAGCAGGCCACCGATTCCGCGACCGCCTTTAGCGGCAGCACGTCCCAAACCGCCCAGAAGCCCACCTACGGCCCCGCCAGCGCCCTTCAATATGGATGCCCCACTGCCGAAGATCGACGCCCCAGCGCCCAGCCCTAGGCCGCTAAGGATGCTTCCCTTGGCGCCGGCCTTCCCGAACGGCTTGCGGGAAATGTCGGTCAGGGTGTCTTGTTGCTTGCGCTGCTCGACGCGCTCGCGGTCATCCTTGCGTCGAAGCCAGCGCCAGATTCTGCCAAGCGTCTTGTTCGATGCGTCCCCGGCGCCCGACATCATGCCCTTGAGCGGCGTCGCAACCTCTCCCATGGCCTTGATGGCCGGATCGCTGACGCTATTTGCGGCATTGCTCGCCGCGCTGACACCGCTTTTCACGGCATTGGCCACTGCATCCATCGATATGCGAGACCGGCCGATGGACACGGATTCAACGTTCGATGATGCGCCGCCCGAGGCAACAAACCTCCCCATGGCGCCGCGCGAAGGGAGCGCCGTACTGGCTGCATGCTCGCGCCGGACACGGTTAGACATCTGCGTAGCCGATTCAACAACCCGAACCTTTTGGACCGGGGTTGCCACGCGGGCACGTTGCGCAATCTGATTGGCGTGGCGATCTTCACGCGCTGCCTTCTTCACCGTCTCATGAAGGGCATCGACCGATTTGGCGGTGGATGCGCCAGAATCACCTAGAACGGCATCGCGGATTGCGGCAATGTCCTTGCGCATGCTCGCAATCTGGTTGCTGATATCGTCCTTGCTGGCGCTTTCCACGCCAAGGATAAGAAACCCGTCTTTGTCGCTCTTCATCACGGCCTCACGAAGCTATCCATCTGGGAAAACGTCATCGTAACCTCACTCAACGCGGAATCCCTGCGAGAAAGGCTAGTCTCGATTGATATTGGCCTGAAGTATTCGTAGGTCTCGAATTCATTGCGCCGGCTTTGTTCCGTCACCGCGTTATGAACGACGCGAATCTTGATCGCAAACGAGGCCGGAACGTTGATGGTCCCATCGGTCGGAGACGCCTGCTCAACGTGCATCAGAAACCAATTCTTGATCATCCCACTGGCATCGTCGAGGCAGGTTACACGTAGCTCGATAGGTTCACGTCCTACCAGACTATCAATGGTCGCCCCGCCGATGCGCTTCCGATCCCCGGAAATGTTCGCAATCGTGTAATCGACATCAGTGGCAAGCATGTTGAAGTGTGCCGCCACACGGTCCGTCGTGATTGGGCTTTCAATTTCCAGCATCCAGTAATTCTTACGGGCGCGCTCGATGCTTGAGGAAATGGTGTGAATCATTTCCGCTTCTTTGAGCGTGATGTTCCCGACAAGCTCGCTCGGGCGGTTGCGCATCACCTCATTGACGGCCGCGCCCAGTTGACTACGTGCAGCGACAAGCAACCGTTGAGCCGACCGGCTCAGAACGGCTTCATTCATCTTGTCAGCAATGCGGCTTTGGATGCGCCCTTGTACGCGGCTGCCGACGCTCAGTTGGATTTGGTTATCAAGGAAGCTCACCATTTACCCCCTTGATCTTGTTCCTGATCATCAACCTTCTTCAGGTCAACGATACGGGCAAACTCTTTCGCTACGTCCTCATCAAGGCCCATCGTCTTTTCAAGGAAAACGGACATCAATTGCTGATCGGCCCCCATGTCCTTCATCATCTGCATGGATTGCATCAGCAGGCCGCCATAGTTGGCCTTATCGACCATCGTGCGCTGCTTCTCTGCTTCCAGTGCGGAGATAGAGCCGTAGAAGTTGATATCCCACAGTTTGTTCTGGTAGACCACACCGTACTTATGCAGGCAGTGGACGTCCAAAACGTGATTGATCCAATCAGTAAGCGCCTGCCGGATTGCTCGCGCTTGTTCGGCCGCTTGCGCTGACGTTCGGAAGAAACCGCCCTCTCCCAGACCGCCGGACATCTGATCGGCAAAACCCAGCATCGAAAGGTCCACACCCAGTGCCCCGGCAAGCATCCTCGCGTGCAGCATCACGTCGTCAATGGTGATCTGGCCAGCACGCCCCGGGTTTCCGCCATTGAGCGGCGCCACCGTGATCATTTGCTTGTCGCCAAAGACGGGCATCAGATAACGCATGCGCTCAAGAATCGGAAGGCCGCTTTTCACGGCTTTTTCAGCGTTCGCCTTGCTGCTTTGGAACATGTCTTTAATGCCGTCCATGAACCGCTTTTGATGCTCGGCGGTCATGCTGTCCATGTTCGGCATGATGATTTGTTCGTCAATCGAGTCTATCCATCGCTGGCCGACAATCCCCAAAAGTGCGGCCGCAAGGTTCCAATACGGCTGCTCGGCCGGATAGAGAAGTGAGCCGCCCACAAGCGCAGGCATGACGGGCAGAGCATTGATATCGTCTTCCGACAGTTTCAACCGCATAGCCTTGTGCAATGCCGTGTTTTGCGGGACATACTGCGTCCGTGGCATCTTCAGGCGCGCCATCTGTTCAGCCGTAAGGCGCTCGTAGAGCGACTTCCCGACGCTGATCGAGTACCCGATAGTCTTGGAACCTTGCTCGTATGCCTGCACCAATGGCGGCCGGACCATTTCCGAACAATCCAAATCCACCAGACCGTTACCGTCAACGTAGATGCGCGAGTAGGAATCCCCGAAGATCGCGCCCAGATAAGCCATCTGGTACACCACCTTATTGATGATCGGGCCGCAATGCTCGCGGATTTCCTGAACGATGTTCTTTTCCCCTTCTTTCAGGTCCGGGCGGTCATCGATGAACACAACGTCCCCGGATGTTTCGTGCCCGCCAAGAGCGCCGGTAACAAGCAATTTGACGGCCGATGACACGATGGGATCGCCTTCCATAGCTTCCCACTTTTGGTAGATTTGAACCCTATCCCGAGGCGGTCGGTTGGCGTCGCCCAGCAGCGAGGAAATGGGAGCGCTCGACATGCCGTATTCAAGCGCCGTTGTCTGCGTAATGTCCTCGGCCGGCTTGACGTTATCAGCGCGCCATTCCTTGGATTTCCAGAAGTTGAACAATGCCATTTGATTAGCCCATAAAAAAAGGGGCGACCGAAGCCGCCCCATATCGATCGATTGGACCGATTTTAACGAGTGATGGTCTGCGTAACCATGATTTGCCGCGCCACACCATCGTAACGGAGCCAGTACATCACGTCCATTACGTCATAGGGGCGAATCTCGTTAGGCTTCACACTAAAGAGCGACGCTTTACCCTTCATCTCGGGCGCATTACTCGGCACAAGCCATCCGGAAGCTTCGGCGTCCTCGAAAAGACGGGTCAGGAAGTTTTCCATCTTCTTGATGGCAACCTGCATTGGCAGTTGCAGGAAATCCTTACCGGCCCGGGTCACGCTTTCGTCGATGGACGTGCTCATATCCACCACGGAAATCAGCTTCTTCAGCGAGGAATCCACTTGCGCGGAAGTAAGGCAGTCCCGGAACACGTAGCGGCCGCCGCCGGTGTACGTCTCATACACCACCGGGTTGATTTTTGCCTTAGCAAGCGCGTTCAGTTGCTGCGACGTAAGCTGCTGCATCTGGTTGACGCGAGTACGGCCCGAAAGCGGGTATTCACGGCCAGCAATCGGGTAGTTCTTCGGCGCGAACCCCTTGCCGTTCTTGCGCGCATTGCGCTCGCACGCGAGAGCAATATTCAGGGCAGAGGTTCCATAATACCCACTCCCAGACAGGCCAATCGGGTCATCGGTCTTGAGCGGTGCCCAGAAGACATGCACCAAATGGGCCGCCTTGTTGCTGCCAAGGTTCCATTCCTTCGCCTTCGTGATTGCCTGCTCCGGGGTGAGATCGCCCGGGATATCGAGACGCAATTGACGGTTAGTGTCATACGCCAGTTGCGCCATCTGCTTAACAAACTCGGCGTTTACCTCACCACCACCGGCGATATAGGCGTAATCGTGCGGCGTGGCGGTCAGATTCGACCGGAACCGCTGGAAGTCCTGCGTGTCATAGACGGTCGGGCCTTCCTCGAATGCCAACAGAACGTCGGACGTGGCGTACTTTTCGCTTCCGAACGTGTCGTAACCATAGGCGGTCGAAGTAGGCGTCACGGTCGCGCCTTCCTTGATGACCATTTCCCACTCATCCGACAGTTTGGTAATCACGTCCGGCAGATACTGGGATTCGTTGTAGTCGTCGCGGGCAGTCGGGTCCAGAGAACCCTTAGCCTCGAAAACCACCACGCCATCAGGATCGATTGCGCGGAAATAGACCATGGTCACTGGCGAAATGCCATTGTCGGACGGGTCAGCGTGGAAAGCCACACGGATACCGTCGTTATAGCAGCCAAGATGCCGGATGTTGATCATCGCGTCATCGTCGCGTGCGTCAGCCACCGCATAGGTGAACGAGTTAGAAACGGTAATCCATTTGATTTTTGCTTGCGTAGTTGTCATGCGCTGCACGACAACCTCATAGACGCCGTTATTCAGCGCCTCGACCACATGGATAAACGCTTCGTTCCGCTTGTTCAGGCGCACGCTCTCGCCCTTGCCAAGCTTCTTGTACACGTCCGAACGAGTGACCTTGAACGGCTTGTCAATGCGACCGCGAAGGGCACGCATGGCAATGCCCATCACCTGATCGTCATTGCCAATCGATGGGATTTCACTCGAATCAATCAGCGGGTTCAGTTGCAGGCCACTCTCGGCCCCCAGTTGGCGAACAAATGCTACGGTCATTCTGCTTTCTCCTCTTCAGTTTTGCGGGGGCGACCGCGTTTCTTCGGCACCAAAGTACCGACGCCATCGGAATCTTCCACGCTCTCTTCGGTCATCTCTTCCTCTTCTTCTTCTTCCACTGGCTCGGGTTCAGGTTCGGAAGTCTGGCCGGGAATCTCGTCCACGTAATCGACGATATCCTGCACGTAAATGGCGGCAACCTTCTCAAACTGATTCAGGTCGGCAATTTCTTGCAGGTTGCTGGCAATGCGGTGCAGCTCACTGTATGCGCGTGCATGGATGGTTTGAGCGGTCCATGGCTCAACATCAATAGGTGTGCCGAAGATCGTGATGCGCCGGTAAGTATGGTTGAACACGGCCACCTGCACCGGATAGGGGCTGGCCTCGTATTGCTCGATGAACGGAATAACGGACTTTGCGCCAAGTGCCGTCGCTCCGATATTGAATTCAGACATAAATCTTCCTTGCAAGGATGAAAAAAGGGCCAGCCCGAAGGCCAGCCCTTGCATTCTAATGCAGCAGGGGTTGCCCCCTGCACTTCATCAGAAGTTGGTGACTTCGATCATGGCAAAGCCCATGGCCGACGGCTGATGCGGGTTCAGCTCGGTGAAGTTCCGGGCATAGAACGCGCTGCCTTGGCGCAGGTCCGAGTTAACGGCCAGCGGCAGGACCATCGGAGCGACGGCATCACCCAGCACGATCGGGTTACGGGCAACGTCGGTGGCACGGCCTACGCACAGGATTTGCGCGGAGGTGTTGGTCTCTGCCAGTTCCCACGGGGTGTAGTACACCTCATACAGACCGAACAGGCGACCGGCGCGATAGATGCTCGGGCGATCAGCGATGCCGGACGATTGGAAGATCGAGGCAGGCAGGCCGCGCAGTTGCGCCAGCACGTTCTTGGTCACGTAGATATGGGTAATACCATGGTTCATGGTATTCAGCGCCATTTGCTGCGACAGAGCGGCCAGCGGGTAGGACAGGTCCGCCCACACGGCAGCGCGCCCGGAATCTTGCAGCGTCTTGGCTTGACCCCAGTCGAACGTAGTGGTGTTGTTCACCGCAATGCGCAGACCTTTGCGGATGACCTCACGATGACGCTCGTTGGCAAATTGGGTCTGAATGGCCAGAATGCTTTCGGCATGCGGGTCCAGATTCAGCTCGTTTGCCATTTGGGTCCGGGTGTCAATCGTGTTATGGGTAGTAACACGCCACGGGGACGCCAGCAGCGGGAAGGTCTCAACCGAAGAAATGACACTCGGGGTCAGGTCAGGCTGACGCTCAAAATCGATGCTCGATTCGACGGCCACTTTAACGGTAGTCGGCAGGGCCGGGGTCGAGGTCAGCGCGTATTCGCCGGTATCAGTGTTGATCGTGCCGCCGATGACGTGCTCGGTGCCGCCGATGCGGATAGAGCCACTGATCGAGTTGTTACCGGAACCGCGAGTGACGGCAGCTTCGGAGGCGCAACGGATACCGTTCACGTACACGATGGCGCGGCCGCGCAGCAGTTTCAGGTCGCCGGCAGTAGCGTCGCAGGTATTGGCGTCGGTCTGAATCTTGGTCAGCTTGCCGGTAACAGCACCACCACTGGCAGGGCTGGAAGTGTGCAGGCGCTTGGCCGAGATAAAGGAACCACCGCTATCAGCACCGTCCAGACTGCCGTTTTGCTCATACTGACCGAATTTCACGCCGGCTTGGTGCGACATGATGGCGAGTTTTGCCTCGTTGGAACCGATATCGGCGGGCAGATAGTGAGCGTAGGGGATGGCTTCGGTAAAGGCCGACAGGATCGAGACCACCGCGCGGTTAGGTTGCAGCGAGATTTGGTCGTGGTGATTCGAGTCTGCACTATCCAGTGCCAGCGATTTCAGGCCGTAACGACGGAAAGCGTCGCGGGTAGTCGAGTAGGCCATTTGAATGGCGTTCTCGGTCACGTCGGCGGGGGCTTTCACACCATGCTCACGCTCGTACAGAGCGGCGCCATCCAGCAGGGCACGGACCATCAGGTCAGCGTTTTTGCCGGCTTCATCCAGAACGGTCTGGAACTGCTGGGGGGCTTCATCGGTCACGGCCGCACTGTCAAGCTTGGCGCCGTCGGCTTGCGCTTCTTGCAGCGCGGTCATGTATTTATGCACGTCTTGAGTGCTTTGCTTCAGGTATTCCATCGTTTATTTCCTTTTCCGGAAAAGAAATCAAAATGCCCGCATCATGCGGAACATAAGCGGATTCTATATCACAGGTTTTCCAGCAAATCCTCTCTGCGGTTGAGAACATAGCGTTCCGTGAATGGCGGAACGTTCAGTGTCGTTTCAGTTTTGACGATCTCGAACGCGAATTTAGGCCCGTCTTCCTCGCCCGTCATCAGCACGAAAACGATATCGTGATCCTTCGGCTTAACGTACTCAGGGTGTGCGCTATCGTGAATAGAGACGATGAGGTAGCGGGCCTCTATGTTCCCATCTCCCACCGAAACATCCATGCTTTTCTGCATGACACTCGGCGCGAAACGGTCCACGACAGGCAGCATGGCGACGATGCCTTTACGGTCATACGTGTAGTCTTCCTCATCGGTTGAAGACAGCACGGCCAGCCCGCCCATGGTGGGGTTTCCGCTATGCAGCGGGTCCGTGCGATTGGAACGCTTGCTATAGAGAACGGCCGTCATCGAGTTAGGATGCCGGACTACTACGCGATGGGCCAGCATTTGGGTTTGCAGCGGAACGTTGTTCAGCATCACTTTTTCCTATAAACAGAGAGCATCTTAGCAAGCGCGGATTGAACCTTGTCCGACAATCCGAACATGGTCGAAAACTCCTTAGCCACTGCGTCCGGCTTCATTCGGTCCCATCGTTTTTGTGTCGCGGTTTGTTGAGCGAATGGCACGGCGCCGCGTTTGCTGGAATTGATGGCTTTCAGGATTGCGCGCCGCTCTCGGTCTCGTTGATTGCGGGCCGCACGCTCTGCGGCAGTCACAAGCTTTGTCGGGCTTGTGCGCTGCTTGTTCTCGATATCGTCCCGATCCTTCGCTTTCAGATTCGTCTTTTTGACGTTCCTTAGCGCATTCTGGACGTGACGCCCCAGATAGTTCCCAAAGGATGACCCGGAATCGATCTCGATGGCGACGCGGATGGCATGTTTGCAGGCGCAACCTTGCAGCCGTTCGTTAGTGATCTTTGGGTAGCCTTTTTGAGCCGGGCCATTGTTGTAGCCGCCAATGGTCGCAAGGTACGAAAAGACGTACTGCCAGCGGTCGCAAGTGCATGATATGCGTAGCTTCTTCTGGCGAAGGCGCCGCACGATTCCGAGAACACTTACCTCCTTCCCGTCTGCAATCTGCTGCTTTGCGGCCTCGATCTCGCGGGCGAAACCGACGATATCGACGGCCACATAGTGCTGCTTCGATTGCGAATCCACACCGGCATTAGTGATGAACCTTACTAGGCCATCGTGCATGGATGCCGGAATGCAGCGCGTGATCTCGGTTTTGGCCTTGTCTACGTCACTCTTCCATGTAGGCTGCTTTTGTTCGGTTCGGTACTTGACCGGCTTCATTCGCGAGACTTGGATGATCTCGCGGGCAGTGATTCCCTTTTGGAAACCGACAAATTCCTTTTGCGCTTGCGCTACGTTCCGACGGTATTCGGACAGAAGAGCGTGCGGGGACACTCCCTTCTGAATGGCCCGGGCCAGTAGCGCGCCGTTGGAAGTGTCGTTAAGGTCTCGAACAAGGTTAGCGGCTTCGGCGGAACGTGCATGCTCCATCCGAATGTCTGCCGCTTCCTTGATATGACCCGCCAGCTTGAGGGACGGGCCGAGGCGATGTTTTACCGTTGCCATACGGGTTTACCTTCCTCGTCGATAAGGTCGGCGCGTGTCTCAAAGCCTATGCGTCGTTTGATCTCGAACAATGCTTCATCGGACGGGAACCAATAGCGCCCGGCATTTACCGGGTTGTCTACTCGGTCCGTGTCAGTGATGGCGCAAATTACAAGGTACTCATCACGCCGCCCATAGACGCGCTCACTCACTAGGGTAGCGTCCAATTTTTCGTCGGGTTTGATCTCGTAGAGAACGCCCGAGTTCTCAAACGGTTTAAAGCCCCATTTCCATCGTCGGATTTCGTACCAAAAGATTGCCGCATTACTCATAATCTGATGATCATCGGTTGATTCTTGATTTCCCGTACCTGATCCATCAGCGACAGGGTGATATCCACCTGATCGCTGTTGATGGCTTGCAGGCATGTCGCAAGCGCAGCCATTTGCAGGTTAGTGATCGCGTCAGACACTCGATATCTCGCGCCGTTCGCGTCCACGCCGTCACGCTCGATGCCGCTTTCAGGGTTGGCGCGCATAGCCCGTTCCTGAACGATCAGGCGGCTACTTTTCCCGTCGATGGCCACGCCGGTTTTCAGCAGATAGTATGCTTTGATTGCGTTCAGGATGTTCTCTTCCCCGAATTTGGCGTCACGGTCAACCGTTACGTCATTGCTAACGACTATCGCCCCTTCCCTGCGTTCCCGGCGGTATTCAGAATCGACGGCAATCACTAACACGCCGCTCTTGTTGTCGTAGGCGGAAAAGAGTGTGGCCGGCTTTCCCGAGAATCCTACGATGGTTGCTTGTATCTGTTTCACGGTACCAATTTCTCCCCAACGATGGCGTAACGGACATGCTCGCGTTCGTGGAAGCCATCATAGCGGACCTCGCGCACGGTCGGGAATCCGTAAGGCGTAATGCCCTTGCCAACCGGGGAAGCCTCGAAAAGAGGCACCGTGCAATGCAGGGTCAGGTCACTTGCCAGCAGCGTTAGATTCTCGGCTTCGCTCGGGATGTTCAGGAACGGAACGGACGTGTTTTCAATCTGGCACGGCCAGAGCGTTTCCGTTTGCGCGAATTCATAGACGGCCTTAAATCGCCGCTTGTCCCCTTGGTCTACGAACGCTTGGAATTGCGCGGCGATGCTACGGGCAGACGGTTCGTCATGCGAGATGACTACGATTTGTACGCGCATATCCAGACCAATCGTGCGAAGCTTAAAGATGCGCTTGAGCGGATCATCAGGGATTTGCACGAATTCGGCATCAGACATCGGGCGCCCATACTCGCGTTCATAGGCCGGCGAATCCTTGGCGAAGGCTACGATGATGGCCGGGAATTGATGGTTTTTAGACGGCCCGCGTGTACCGCCATTCTCGGATTCCTGCACGTTCTTTATCCAAGAGTTGACCATGCTTTCAGCAGCGTCAACCATCTTCCCGGGCGCGATTCCGATGCTCTTTTCCAGCCCTCGGGCACAGAATTCCTGCATGGGTTTCGTGGTCGGAACAAGGGAAGCGTAAAAGTCTCCCATGAACCGGCCAAAGGCGTGTTTGACCGGCTCGAACATCAGCGTACCCCCATCATGCGGCAGATTGAATCGTAGTGCTCTTCTCTCACGTCACGCATGGGCGGATCAAGGCGCATCGTCTTGAAATTCGGCTTGCTGCCAAATGCCGGACGCCGGAAAGCTTGATCCAGCACCGGCTTTTCAATACCCTTCTTCGCCAGAAGTCCGATCAGCTCCAGATTCTCGACCTTCGTAGCGTCAAGGGCAGCGGCCAGCGCATCACGTTGCGCGGTCAGTTGGGCCAGCACTTCGCGGATGGCGCCATCCATTTCCATGCGCTCGGCCTCCACTGCCTCATCAAGCGTCAGGGGCATATCCCCGCCGTCCTCGATGCTATCCAGCGTCACGCCACGGAAAGAGTTTTGCAGGAAGTTCGGGTTATGCACGTAGTCGAAACCCTTCAGCGCCCAGCGTGCGGAATCGATGGCCGATGAGAAGCCACCAACCTTCTCTTCCCAAAGTTTCTGGGCCAGATTGCCGCTATTCGTATCGAGAAACCGGGCCACGTGAGTAACATCCCCGTTACTGTCGGCATGTAAGTATTCCGTGACGAAAGCCGGCTCAATTGGCACGTAGTTCTTTCCCTCTACGGCAGCTTCGCCCACTTCCAGACCGTAGCGCACTCGCGGCATATGCCCGAGATACCCCAGCATTCCGCCAGTGCTGACGGTCTCTTGGGTAGCCGGCGAATTGATGTTAGCTACCAGTTTCGCAACGTTGTAGTTACGGTCCTGCCCGTTGAATTTCCGCCCCCTGTCGCGCAGGTTGTAACGGATTTTTGGCGTAGTGATCATGATCCATCCTTCAAAAAAGAAAGGGGGCCGTCGCCCCCTAAACATTCTATCGGCCCATGACCTTCTGAAGTAACCCGATGCCTCGTATCACTTCGTTCAGCCGCGACGCGATGCCGCTTTGGATTTTCAGCTCCGCATCACGCCCCTTCTTCCATTGCTCGAATGACGTTCCGTTAAAGAAATCCCCGGCCTCACTGGCAGTTACTTCCTTGGCTTCCAGCAAGGAACATCCGGCATAGAGCGTGAGCGCGTGGATTGTGTCACGTAATGATTTCAATGATTCCCGGGATTGCGACAGCGGCAGGAAATCGGGCGACGGGGGGCACCTCATCCCCCCGGCCTTCCTTCTCTTTGGCGGCGATGCAAAGCCCTTCATCGCTCACGCGCAGGGTGAAGATATGCGGCGACAGGCTGGCGAAGAATTCCCGGTACGCGGTCTCAAATTCCGACCCCGGCATCTCCAGAAACTTCCGGATGCCCTCGACCATGGCCTTATCGTCGGTTGCTTCCGTCATGTAGGCCAGCATGTAGTAGGTGGCGCCGGGAAGGTCGTCGAATTCTGCCCGCATGCGCTCGGCCAGCTCGGCGGTGGCGCCGGAGATATAGCGGCCGGTCGGCTCCATGCCCTCGTTCAGATAGTCCGAAAAGCGTGCGCTTGCCCCTACCATGAAATCGGGCTCATCCCCATTGCAGGCAATGTAGTGGGCGACGGCCAGATAGCGTTCCTGCACGCTCCAATCATGGGTTTCCCCGCATCCGCAAGCGCGCAGGAATTCGGAGATTCCGCGTTCGTATTCTTGGATTTGGGCAATCTTGATGCAGGCGCCTAGCGTCAGTTCGTGCATGTCGACGTGATGGCGCGGGGTGTGAAATGGTCTCATAGAAAAAGAAAAGGCCCGTGATGGGCCTTGATTATAAACCTTAAACAAGGTCTACGATTCGTTTTACCTCGTAGAGTTCTTTCCAAGATTCCTTCAGGAAATCCGGTGCATGCGAGAACGCATCATCTATTTCCCAATATTCAAATTCCCGAAGCAATTGCAATGCCGGGGAAAGGTCATCAAAGAGAAGTAAAGCCTTCAGGAAAACCCCATCGTTATTACCGTCCAGCTTCATTGCTGATCCAAGCGCAAGCAAAGGGTCAAACTCGCTGAATTCGAGTTCAGACATATCGAAGTATGGAATTTCGATACTCGTTACCACATTTTGAAACTCTTCCGACAGCCTTTTGATGTTATACAGAACGCAAGCCGCCCGTTCCTCTTTTGTGTCTCCGCTGATCCTCCAGTCTCCGATGGCGGTTTCATTGATCCGGCCCTTGTTCTTTTCAACCCAATCGGGAAGGTCTCGCAACAGCATTTTTCACCCCACTATCAAAAGGGAATCTCATCAAAAACTTCCGGTTCTTTGGGCTTTTCAATCTCGACGCCGCATGCCCGCGCATATGTCACGATTGCAGCCATTGACCTAGAACGCGCCGCACCGACAATCAGAACGTGCCCATGTTCGTGGTGTTTCCCACGCATGTACGGCAGTTCTGTCACGTTCAGGAACGCTGCATTCACGTCCCCGGGCTTGACCATCGCGGCGATGCGATTGTCCGTCTTCAGCTCTTCAAACACTTGCCAATCGCTCAATTCGACGGGATGCGAAGCCGGAAGCTCAAGCCCTTTTAGGCGCCCAGAGAAGCCATACACGAAGGTTTCCATACACTCAGCAATGGCGCGCCCCTTGTACGGATACCGAATGTAGGCGTAGGCGATATCTCCGGCATCGTTGGAATAGATGCGCTCGTATTCGCCTTCCATTGCTTCCCTTAGTTCAGAATCACTTCCGCTTCCATCTCGGGAAAGAACCACAATCCTGTCATGATGCGGTTTGAAATGGTGGAATTCATCCAACGAACAAACGACAGGGATATAGTCCTGATCCGCCTCGACCTCAAACACTGTCTTACCGAATGCCTTCACGGTATACGGCGCTTCGCAATCGGCCACCTTCTGCCCGTAATCACGCGCCAGCGCCTCTAGTGCGCTTGAGAGCGAATACCCTTTGATCTCTCGCAGGGTGTCTCTGCTGATGAAAGGCGCTTCGTTGATCCTCGCGGCGCCAAGCATGGCGCGCAAGATCAGGCCAGAATCAACGCTAACGCTTTTGATGCCATTAGCCACATATCCGTCGAATTTGATCATGATTGCCTTACAGGAAAGATTTATCGTGGTCGAATTTCTGGATTGCTTCTAGGAAAAGCGGCTGATACCCAAACAGGGTCATGAATTCATCGTATTGGTTTTGCAGACAAAGCATTTGCATATCACCTCCCTTCTGCCGAAGGTCTTCCAGAAGCCAATCGCGCATTTTCCCCCTGAATACGGCCGCAACGCATTCCCTTCTACGCACTCCGTCAACCGCGTAACTGACGGATGAGTAACTACGGAAAGCCTGATATCCGTCATAGTCCCGCGTAAGGCGGTCCCAGTCGAAACGGCGCATTCCTGCGTCCTTGGCCTTCATGATGCACGCTGTCAGTTCCGCCGGTGTCATTCGATATCCGACGCGACGGTAAAGGATCATTTGTTTCATGATGTCCGTACCGATAGTGTCTGGAATGTACCCGTCGATGCTTTCGATAGTGTGCTCAACCAAAAAGAAATCGTCGTTCTCGGTGTCAATTTGGTCTTTCAGGGGGATGAATTTCATTCTTCGTCCTCGTCTTCGTTGGATTGAATCGGGAAAAGATTGGCGATTGACATTGCACGTTCGGCAATCAAATCGTAATCGTGATCATGAGGAACGGCAGTCGCGATGATGTAACGTTGCTTGTCTCGCAAAGTTTGCGCAACATCAGACCGAAGGTCCGAGATTGCGACGGCCGTGCGATTTTTCTTGGTGTCTTTGAGGACAACCCCGAGAACATTGCCATTAACAACGTAGTCCAAATCTCGCCAAGTTGCATCCTCGGCCATGATCAGACCATCAAGCATTCCATTTCCGCCAACATCATCGGCAACCGGCCAAACAAACTGGCAGGCCAGTGCAAGCGTTTTGGATTTGATCGAATCTTTGTACAGGAACCAAAGCGGAATCTTTTCACATTCGCCAATCTTGAGTGATTTGCTCTTCTGCGAATCCGGCAAATCCCCCATGTAAACGATGGGCATGTTCTCGAAACGCTTCATGCCACGGATGGCCTTTTCGTAATCCTTGAAGATCAGCGCCAAGCCACCGTTATAGCTCACCGATGCCATGAAAGGCGGAACTCCATAGGTTTCCTGCATCTGGATTGCGACAAGATCGGCCATGTCTTCCATTACCTCGATGAACGGCCGTCCCTTCATGCTATCGATCCATTCCTTATGCTCGTTTGACGGGTCAGCAATGTACTTGCCGTCTGCGATAGCCTGAACAATGTCGACCCGCACGTAAACGTCAAACTCGTTTCGATTCAGTTTCAGTTCGGTCAGGTTCATACGTACTCCACGATCTCGCCAGAATAGTGATTCATCACGGCAAGTTCTTGTTTGCCTCTCGCTGCTTTTGCGAACGACATAGCGTCGCAATAGTCCATGCACTTGAAAATGACCTTATCGACTAGCTTAAGGTCGCCCATTTGTTCTGTCGTCCGAACCTCGAAGATGCCGAATTGCTCGCAGGCGTCCGGGTACTCGATGGACCGGCCCTTGATGTCGCGCATCTCGTCGTTCTGATCGAAGATGACGCGATCTCCGTAGAGACTGCAAATCATCTTCTTTTGCCATTTCTTGAATTTATAGTTCATCAATCCGCGTTCCCTTTGATGACGCCACCAATACGCTTTTGAACAGCTCGCAGCACGGCAAGTATCGTATCAAATTCCAGTTTGTTGGACATGAAAACGGTCAGATTGATGTCCAGTTTCTTCACCACCACGCGGGCGACTGAGTACGTTGCATCGAATGCCGAAGACAGGTAGCTGATCTGCAAATCGTTGAGATTAGGAATGCACACAACGAAGTGCCCACCGAACGACATGGATTCCAGCTCGCTGGCGATGTACACAGGGTCATCTTTCGGGAAATGAATCAGACTTTCCGGGATAACTGCATCATTCACCCCGGCACGATCAATCATCAAGATTTGGTTGATTCCGTCAAAGACGCAATGATCCGGCGTCCAGTTGAAAAAGAACAACCCGTAATCGTTCGTGATCTTTGTGTAGCAAGGAAGATCGCTAACACGCCTGTCACTCACGCCATTAACGTCCTTGATGCGAGCGTCATTCTTTACAACAACCGTGACAAGTTCTTGCAAAAGTGAGTTGATGACGATATCCCCGCTCATAACGGGAACCGGGGTTGCGTACTTCTTCCATTTGATCGTCACGCCCGGAATGGGGTACTCGCCTTTTCCGGTCGAGAAGAGTTCTTCCAGTTGCCGCAGCAAGATATCGTAATCGTCATCATCGGGTTCCATTGAATGATCGTCAAACTTGATCGATTCGATAATTTCAGTATCAAAACCCATGTTTCACCTCATTAGTTGGAAAGAATGTCGCGTGTGATTTGGTCAATCAGAGAGACGGCGCGCAGCGGGTCAAGCGTCGGCATGTAGCCTTGAACGTAGCCGTTCGTCACTTCCTCGAACGTTTCCAGATAGACGCTATCTGCACACTCTCGCAGCCACTTCGATTCAGTCATGATGATCTCTTTGTAGAGATCGCGCCGACGCATCACGGTCTCGTCTTCCCTGTCGTCAGCAGCGAACCATCCAGCGAACGGGTTGCCGCCGAGGACAAGCGCAAGCGCCGCATCAGGCGAGACCATTTGCATGGCGGGCATGGACACGAGTTTCTGGCGCGCCGCATCGTATTGCGCCGGCGTCATGGATTGCGTGGCGTATCCGGCCAGTTCGGCACGGCTCATCACGTAGAGAAGGGAAACATTCGTATACAGGGGTTTTTGGACAGTGGGACGCATAGTGATGCCTCGTTGGAAAGTGAGGACAGTATAGGTTCGTCCTCACTGCGTGTCAAGCGTGTTGCTTGCCTGCTACTTTCTCGGGATGACGACGCTTTGCGTACTTGACGGCCTCGGTCATCAGTTCCTCAGTCGTAAAGTCCACGATCATAGACGCCCCCATAGCAACGCCTTCAATCCATTTCTTGGCGATCATCTCTTGCAGCGCCGATATTCTGGCATCTGGTTCATGATCGGTTTTGGCCACGATTTCATCAAGCGCGCCTAGAATTTCGTCGCGCTTATCGTATCTATCATTAACGCTAAACGGCTTGATGTTCGTTTCATCGACATAGCTGATACCTCCGCAAAGGGCATTCCTTAGATCGAGTGCATCAACCCACCGACGATATCCAAGCCCTTGGGCCAAAGTCTTTTCCTGCTTGTCTGTTACGTCGAACCCCAGATATCCGGACAGGAATGCAAGGTCTAACGTTCTCAGCGACGCGCCGGGGATGGGCATGCTTTTGACGGGGGATTGGAAGATTATCATGCAGGTTTCCTGTTGATGTTTTTGGCCTCTACCAGATATCCGCGCACACGCTCCATCACCTCGAACGGGTCCATGATGCAACCTGCATCCGCCATGCCACGCACGTATTCCAGCGCCTCATGCTTGTACGGGCTGCGGGCAAATTCCTCGTTCACGAACGATTCATAGAGCCAGCGCGCCGCCGTCACGGCCTTGACGTGCATCTTGTCGCGCTTGTTGCGGATGGAATAGCTCCGTTTCTGGGGGGCCATCAAGGGCTCATCCTTCGCCATCACGCGAAGCCAAAGCGGGGAATACTTACGCGTTTTCCCAAAGTCTTCGATGTTTTTGCAAATACTTAGGATGTTTTTCCAGTAGCAGATATTGAAGCCCGAGTATCCGCTAAGGTATGCCAGCCCATCGTATTTATTGATCCGATTGAGGATATCTCCCCCAGAGATCGCGTAGTGTTTGCACTTCATCGGCAAAACCCCTTTTCTTTCATTTGTTTTCTGACCCATCTTGCGTAGTCCATAGCGTCATTGGCCATGGCCATAGGCGTCTTGTCAATCTGCCCAGACCATTCCCATCCGTGCAGATAGTCCAGCGCATAGGTTGTCAATTCGACATCCTTGCACTTCCATTGCACGTAGCCTTTTGCGGCATCATATAGACGCCCCATCATCAGGATGGCATTCTCTTCCTCGCACCCGGAACGGTAAAAAACATTCTTATGCGTGTAGAGCCGCGCCCCTTCGATGCACTGAATCACGTCATCGATAGATAACCGCTTATTGCTGGGCCATACCTTCATTTCCTCATCCATCCAGATGATTTGTTGCGGTGTGATATGGATGGGGTAAGTGTGGATGAACCCGGTCAATTGGCGGGAAAGCTCCTCGATCCTTTCAATGTTTCCCGACCTTGCGATCTTTCGAAATTCGCCGACCGTAATCAGCGACAAGCATTTTTCCGTCATGTTCAGTCCTTCACCTTCAGATTCAGATAGTCAATGAAGCCACGCGCATACGTGATGGCATCCACAGCCGCGATGGACGGGCTCAGCGAATCATCGCCGCGCATACGCCAGCCGGAAAGCCACGCGCCAACCGGGAAAGCGTATTGGGTGTGCTTTTTAAACCGACTCCATATCTCAGCCGCTTTTTCGTGCGCGATATCGTGCAATGATTGCACCAGCAGGATATGCGCATCGTCACGTCCAGCGCGTGCGAATCTGGACCGATTCGGTTGCATGATGGCGCAATTCTGCCAGCCATCAAGCAACCCGGTGTTGCACACATGCACAAGCGTAACGATTTGGTCCGGTGTCAGCAGGCGGTTTTCCGGCAGCATGGCGGCACGGATTGCGAGTTCTCGCAGTTGCTCGGGCCGGATGACGCGGCCGGAGTAGCCGGACAGCGTGTGTACGCAATCATGCTGCGTCCCCAAGCCG